CGCGGCATCTAAAATCTTCTTTTCCATGATTGGCTCAACTATCTCTTTGATCCTATCCCAATTGGCTCTCATAACCAATTCACCACCTCTGTATTGCTCTAGTGGTAGATCATACATTTTTAGTCCTAAACACTTAAGACTTTTACCTTTGTTGCAAAGTCCGTTGTTGAAAATATCGTGAACAACATTCATAGCTTTTCTTAGCTGATCCAACTTTTTGTTCTTTACTGGATTAACCACTGTACCTTCTAAAGGAATCATCTCCTCTAGTGCATCAACTACTGTTTTTAAGTTTTCATTTGTCCACATATTTGTCTGTCCTTTTTTCTAACTATACATATAGTGTAAGACATCTTGGTGAAAAGGTCAACCTAAAAATGCAATTTTTTTAATGAAAATCCACTTTTTCTTGATTTATTTTACGGGTAAATTCGTGTTGTGGGCGATTGATATGATAGTAATCGCCTATTATCTTCTGCAAATGTTCAGCAGTAGGTGGAGTTATTTCTAGGTGATCGTACATATCTAGTACATAGTTCATATCAGTGATTCTACTGTGATCAAATACATAATCAAAATGATCATAGTTGTGTTGTGTTTCTTCTTCATGCCAATCTTTTATTTGATCTATAATAGCTTGATATTGATAGCTACTTTGATTTGGACCTTCTTCTGCGTTTGTACTTGTTGGATCAAATTCCATCATAATATGATGATGACGTGCTGGATTGTTTGGCAAGTTCATAATACTACCAATTGCTTTGCAGTTGCTTCTATGCACCATTTGAGCCACTGGCACATAGTATGTTACATTCAAAAACAAACACAGATTCTTGCCTCTACGCACTTTTTTCCATAGACGGAATAATTCTCGTAGATATTGCGGTGCTAGATTGTAGGGTGGTTTATCACGTTGTCTTACATATTGATTGTAGTATTCTTGGAATTCATCCCAGTCTTGAAGATTCCAATCATCATCAATTCTATAGTGTGTACCCATAAAACTGTGATATTCTTCATAGATAAGTTTGCCTGTGTTTTCAAAATCAGGACTTTGATTGATCAAGTAGCTTAAAAATTCGCCGCCATTGTGACCGCGTGTAACTACAAAATAAAGTTGACTCATACTAAATATTCCTAGCAAGGGCTCGCGACGAAGCCAAATAAGATCGATATTGCACAGAGGAAGTGCTAAAATATAAAAGAGTTCGATCCAATGCCCTTGTTTTAAATAGATTCAACCTTGATACTTTTATTAAGGCTTGGAAAACGTTTTCCTTCTACATGATGTTCTAACCTACTCCTGCTTCTGTCTGGATATCCTATTCCCATCAGCAATACGGCTTTGTCACCGTTGAGTATGCTATTAACTCCATCTGCGTTGTAACACTGACAGCAACCTGTTCTATAGCCCAACAAATTGGCTGTAAGATTCAAATACCCGGCGGCAACTCCTACTGCGGTGTACCTGTTTCTTTCCAGTGTTTCTCGTGTTGAGTACCTAAGGTTCTCAACGTTTTCGCCCCTACTAAAATATGTTTGTAGTTCTTCGCTACGTGCATATTTCTCATCATAATCTTCACAGAACACCACCAGTAGATTTGCCAGTGTCTGACTGTTGCTCATATTAACTATTTCACCATCATCTGCTTCCATGGTAAAACCTTTGGTTTGTTCATGTATAGCTTCAATAATAGTTCTATCAGTGATAAATTTTACTTTGTAATAAACATCATTTTGTTTGCTGGCACACTGCGTTACCGCAGTTTGCAGTGTTTTTACATCTTCGTCATCAATTATCTGTGTGAGGTCCCAGTTGCGTTGACATCTTTGACTTGCACGAATGGCTTTGTCTATAGACAGTCTTTTGAATTCATGTTCCATTATGATTCTCCTAAACGTATTTAGTTGTTATCATTTCGTCTTTCAATGCCTTCAAAAACGTATTGAAAATCAACACCATGTCCTATAGTGCAATAAGTGTTGTAAGGTGCTTTATGATATTCTAGCACAGTAAAAGTTCCTGTGTCCAAATTGGCATACAAAGCCCAGGGCAATACTGGTCTAGAACTTGCTATTCCGTCTGCTTCATCTGGATCTTTTACTGGTGTAAGTTGTTTTGCTGTACCTACCAATACCTCGCCTTTGCTTGCTATAGCACTGAAAGTTTCTTCATCATCAGCACAGATAACTGGTTTGCTATTCCATTCAGCTGAAAATACTATCGTGGGAAATAAAAAAATTAAGAAAGTTAGTATCCGTAGCATACGGTTTCTCCTTAATTTTATTTAGTTATAATCAACTGTAGGACGTCTTGCTACTTTCACGGCATTTGGAGTGTATTTTTCTAACCATGCCTGCCAGGCATTCGCGGCCATATCAGACTCCATGTCTGGTGGCAAATTAAATCCAATCTTTAAAACATCAATATTCCAACCAAAGAAAGGTATCATTGTACTGGTGTCAGGGTACATATCTAGTGTTGTATGCTGGTTATTAACATGGTCCTCATACAATATATTGTATCTAGCATCTAGTTTAGTGTACGTGTCAGCAATTTGTTTCCAGCTATCATTTATTAATCCTTCGTTTACCATATACCACCAAAAGTAAGTTGTATAATTGGTTTTAACAAACCAATGTTGGTCAGCTTCAGCTGGATCTTTTACTATAGTAAGTTTTGGATTGTCCAACAATTCTTTTGCAGTTTGTGATTCTACAATTGGTTTTACAGAATTTTTGAAAGTAGAGTGAAACATATTGTATTCACTGTTTACTAATCTATGCTTTCCAAGACAAAAAAGAATAGGCACTGCCAAGTCAGCTGTGTTATCAATCCATAGCTTCAACATGTTTTTCCAATCTATGTACAAACTCTGCAATAGTATATATGTCTGTCCATGGACCAATGTTTGTTTGTTCTATATTATCAAACACACCATTTAGAACTAGTGTAAGTTCAATTACAAGTTCATCAGCTGTGGTCCATTGTTGCTTTTTACCAGGAGCAAATACTTTGATGTCATCTAATGCAGTTGTAGGAGACATTGCAAGTTCGCCATTGCAGTAGTCATGAAATATCTGTAGCACATTATCCAGTAAACTTTTGTTTTGTATTGGTGGGTTATGCATGTCTTTCCACTCTTGTGGCAAATCACCTCTGCGTGGTTTGTTGTGTATCATAACACTGTGAATGCTTTGTAAAAATTTTGTAAGATCAGGATATTCTAAATCAAACTGTTTGTATATTTTTTGTCTGTACGTTTCATCTGTGAAAAAATCATCAATTATAATTTTTGTATGATCTGCTTTGTATACACGCATCATGTTTTCTTTACGCATGGCAAAAAACATACTGCGTCTTAGTGCAGTTCTAATCATGCTTTCTAAATTTTCTGCAGAATCTAAAAATTCATCAACGTTGATTTGATGGTGTATCATCAAATGCTGTGGAATATAATGAGGATACTTGAACAGGATTTGCTTTAGTTCAGCTTCATTGTGTTTTGTATCAGTTACTTTTATAAAACGTTTTACCAGTTCGTCACCAAAACCAATGCCATGACTGTTTGTGTCTTTGTTGTTGAGTGTGTCTGTTTCTTTTGCATGACCGTATTGGCGAAGGTGATAGTAGTGTGCAAAATGCATTTGATTACGCCACATAGGAAATATCAATTCCGCAGTAGGAAATGCTTCTTTGAACCAATGAAAATTTCCATATTCTGCAAGTACATACTGTTTGCCAAAATCTGTGCTGTTTCCTTCGTGATCGTAGCTGTCTTCCAGAATAAGATTTATTCCGTCAATGCTTGCTTTCCAAAATCCATAATGATCAGGCCAGACATCTGTGTGTTTGTGATTTCTGTATGTATTGACTCCAAAATTACCTGCAACTAGTTTTCTTATACTGTGCATTGCTTTGTAGCCACTGTCAGTTTTTACAAACAAGTTATTGGTCCATTCTGGTTCTAGTTTGAATCCTGCACCACAATAAAAGTTGTTTTGCTTTTGCTTCAACATGCCCATTGCTTGTTGAACACTTACTGTACCGTCAGTGGGAATGTCATCCATAAACAGTTTGGCACTTCCGCTTACTGTTTTAAGTAGATCACATTTAGCACCTTTGAAATGATGCACTGTTGGGGAAAGACTAAGAGCTTTGGCAATGAGATCGTTTGCACTGCCAGGGTTGCCTAAAACAATAAGCATTAACCTACAATCTTACTAAGCTCTACCATAGTTGCTGAGAGATTGATTTCAATATCTGCTACCTGCCCATGTTTGACAAGACCATCACGTATTTTCAATATAGCTTCATCTTGTGCAAGTTCATCACCAAACATGTCAACATTTTTGTAAAGCCAACTGTATATATCATTGTACTCATCTGGCCTAGCACGTTCAATAATCAGCTTACGTGCTTCGCGTATGCGTTTTTGTTTGAACAGTTCAACCATTTGCAGTCGCCATTCACTGCTGGCTTCATCTTCGCTTGCATCATGCAGTACGCCATCTTGTACGTTTAGTTGTACTGTGTTTATGGTTTTACGCAGATCTGGATATGTTGCTCGCACATATTTGTCCAACACTTCAATTTCTGCAACCACCTCATTGTCAGCAAGTATTTCTGCAATACGAACTGTGAAGTCATTCTGATCCAAACTTGTGATATGAAAGCCTTGACATCTACTGTGCAGAGCAGGAATAATCATATGTGGATAATTGCATGTAAGAATAAAACGCACCACACTGTGATACTGTTCCATTACACCACGCAGTGCCGCCTGACCTTCTGGCGATATGTGATCAGCCTCATCAAGCAGAATAACTTTGAAATCACCCCAGGGCATTGTTTCTGAAAAGCTGGTGATCTTTTTACGAATCATATCAACGCCGTTGTCTCTACTGGCATTGATTGTAAGCACATCAGCATCTTCTACACCCAGCTCTTGTATCAATACTCTTGCTAGTGTAGTTTTGCCTGTACCAGCACTACCACTAAACAACAGATGTGGTATACCGCCATCTGCTATCCAACTGTTTACCTGTTTGCGTTGTGCTTCATCTTTGAATACGTATTCGCCTACACTTTTAGGACGATACTTCTCAACCCAAATGTCTTTCATTTTTATCCTTTTCTAAACTAAGTTTGTCTTTCATGCTCATTATATATGCACTACCGGCCAGTATCAAGATGGCTCCTGCACTGGCTATCAGCACCAATGGTTCACTTTCTTTACCTTGTAGAATAATCAATCTACACATGGCAGTGATTGCAATTATGATTGGCAGTGTAACAGGGATTCTGTGTGTGCTATAATATGCTCCTACCATACCTATAATTTCTGTGTAGATAAACAATAAAAATAAATCAGCAAGATCAATTTTTCTTGCCAAAAACATATCCCACACATCTAATCCTGCGGCCACCACTGTTAGTATACCAATAAAACCCAGCAACACTTTTTCAGTGTACATAGTGGTCCAATGTAGTTGTCTATTCAATTTATTTTGTTCCATCAATTATCTTCTTTACTCTCCACGGCGTAAAACATACGGTGCCTAAACTTATATGATCCGCTCCGCGATCTTTATAAATCTCTGCATGCCATCGCTCAGTTACACCACCGCCTGCGATGACAGTTACATGTGGGTGTTTTGTTTTTATATACTCAATCAATCGTAATGTATGAGGTGCAAGTATTTTACCAGACAATCCACCCTTTTCACTTGGTAATGTATTGCTTGCATGTATTTGATTATAGCCTGAATCTACAATTTTGTCAACCAGGTCGTTGCTGGCTGTAGGAGGTATCTTGCAGATACACCAATATCTGTGGGTTTTAGGAAATTCATCAAAATAAGGAAAACTGGTAGCATCTTCATCTTTGTCCAGATTAGGACAACTTACATTAACTTCTATGCTTTGATGTTCTGGTACTATGCTGTCAAAATTTATCCAATCCCATTTGTGTATGGCGGCGATGCTGAGCACATCAAAACTGCCTCTGCGTTCTAGTCCTTTGTGTATACCTGCGTTGCGTAGTCCAATTTTGTTACGCCAACCAAATCCGCCACTGGCATTTGGAACATAACGCAAGGTTTTGATTATCTGCCACAGCAATCCAGGCCGTGGTTCAACTGTCCAACTGCCTGTTACACTGATGGCATTGGTAAATTTTAAGTAGTTTCCAAATGGTGCGGCAATAAAATATTTCGTCAACTTTTAAAAACTTTCATTACTTGTGGTTGTATTGGTATTTGATCTGCTTGCCATATATCACCTTTGTGATTAAGCCTTTCAGTTTGTGTTAACCCAGTGTGCTGATAGAGCCACGTTACCATATTTGTGTATTCAATTTGATCAGGTATATCTTGTTTTATCATTGCATCCAACATATGAAAATCACTTAGTGCAAAATCATACATGCCTGTTTCAACACCGCCGGCTGGTCGTGCATTAAAGTCTACAGGCCATAATGGTCCGTCCTTCTCTCTTAGCCACTGCCAACAAATAATACGATTTTTCACAGTAATATGTTTATTAAACAATTCTTTGACAGTATATTCTAGCAGTCTTTTTTCTTCTTCTATTACGCCTAAGTGCGGAGTAATATGCAAATATGCATGATTTTGTGGATAAACTACATCATCACCATATTTGAAATATTCATAGCTTACTATACTTGCCTGTCCGTAGGCGTCAATTATAACATGAATACTTACATGATAATCTATGTCAATATATCTTTGTGTATAATCATTGTCTGCTACATTTTCATATTCTGCGGCCCATACACGTGGTTTATAAGTTTTTTTATCTGCGACATAATATTTTGCACCACCTCCATATCCATAGTTCAACTTTACCATCATTTTTTCTGCATCATTTTCTAGAGTAGGAGTGCCAATTTTTCTCAGTATTCTGTCCTGTTCTTTTTTGCTTACAAAAAATTCAAATGCTCTATCATCAAATTGATTTTCTGTTTCATAATACTTTGAAAGTTCATGTTCTACACTTACACTTCTATACTCTTCTCTATAGTTGAATATCCAGTCTGGAGTAAAATCTAAGTTTTCAACATAGTAGTTAGGATCTACATATTGATCATTTGGAATAAACGTAGTATAAGGAACCAGTTCAGCATGAACTCTGGTATTGTACGTGGCATTTTCAACTATTGTAAAGTCCCAATCGTTTTCAATACAATATCGCACTGGATATAAATTTTTCATTCTTGCATTAAGAATAAGTGCTTTCATGTTTTAAAAACTTTCATTACTTGAGGTTGTATTGGAACTTGATCAACTTGATATATATCGCCCAATGACTGACTTTGAGTAAGTGTTTGTGCAGTAGTTTTATCAATCCAAGTCACCATGTGTGTATACTCAATTTGATCAGGTATATTTTGTTTTACAAGTGCATCCAACATATGAAAATTGCTGGTTGCAAAATCATAGATACCAAGCTCACAACCACCTGCAGGTCTTGAATTAAAATCCATTGGCCACAGCGGACCATCTACTTCTCTCAACCACTGCCAATATACAATACGATTTTTCACACTAATATGCTTGTTAAACAGCTCTCTGACCGCTTTTTCTATAAGTTTTCGTTCTTCATGAAGAACACCATTATGCGGAGTAATATGCAAATACGGATGATTTTGTTCATATAATTTTCCATCTCCGTGTGTGTAAAATGCATAATTTACAATACTAGCTTGACCAAACGCATCAATTATTATATGTACTGCAACCTGATAGGCTATGTTAATAAACCTTTGTGGATAATCATTATTTGCAATGTCTTCTTTTGTTTGAGCCCACACACGAGGTTTGTAATCTTTTCTATTTGCTACGTAGTATTTTGCTCCGCCACCATAACCATAGTCAAGTTTTATCATCATTTTTTCAGCGTCATTTTCTAAACATGGAATACCTATCTTTCTAAGCACTGTATCTTGTTCACGTTTAGACGCAAAAAATTTATGAGCTCTATCGTCAAATTGAGTTTCAGTTTCATAGTAGCTTGAAAGTTCATGTTCTAAATTTAATAATTTATATTCATCTCTATAATTAAAAATCCAGTCAGGTGTGAAATCCAAATTATCTACATAATAGTTTGGATCGTTATATTGCTCTGCTGGAATGAATGTGGTGTAAGGAACTAGATCTTTGTGTATTCTTTGATTGTAGGTTGCGTTTTCTATTACAGTAAAATCCAAATTATTGTCAATACAGTAACGCACTGGATATAAATTTTTCATCCTGGCATTCAGTATCAATGCTTTCATTACCAAAATCCTAGTACTCGGCCATTACCGGCAATAATTGCAAAGCAGGTAAGAATATGCAGTACTATCCAAAATGTCCTAAAAAATAGTGCTTTCCTAACATCTTCTTGTGGTATTGGCAAAAATTCAGGTTTGTCTTCATCTGTAAGTCCAATGGGCATGCCTACAGTTCTAGCCCACCATTTGAGTAATCGCCTTTGTCCGCTCATTATAGTACATCAGTGTCAGGTAAATCTGTGGTACTGCTAACCATTAATTGACTAAACTGTTTGTTGCTTTCTTTTACTTCAACAGGATTTTTTGTGTTTAGCCAAGTATCCCAGTCAACATTGTGGACACCTTCTTTAAATGGATCATTTGCTGGTTGTTTCAAACTATCCATATATGATTGTATCTGTTCACTATCTTCTTTGGTATCTTCAGAAAGTTCAATTTCAAGCTCATTGTAAATTGTTTTGACAATGTCCAATTTGGATACATCTTCTGCATTTACAGAAACATTCCAAGCATGCTTAGACTGTTTCATTTCAGCATTAACTAGATCCAACATCTGATCATCAGCTCTGTCTTGCCAATTTTCAGCATCATCAGGAAAAGCATCATACAAAAAGAACCAACGTTGTTTTACATCTGTTCTAAGGTTGCTTTTTACTAGAACAGTTTTTACATCAGCTGTAGTAGTGCTTTCAGCTAGTTTTATATATTTGTCTGCAAAACGCCAGGTAGGAGGACATATTACAACACCTGGATAATTGCTTTCATTCAACAGTTTTATAAAATTAGCAAAAGCATCTTCTATTTGCTTGTCATTGTCCCAAATACACTCTTGAAAGTCTTGTAGCACACGTATTGATTCACCTAACTTAAGATCATCAACATTGGCTCTAAAATGTGCATAAAAAAAGTCTTGTGTGATTTCAGGATAGTATCCTGCCGCTCCTGCACTTACTGGCATAAACTGTGGTGGAGGTAACGTTACACTGTAAAAGTCAGTGCTTCTACTGAGCATCCATGCCCATGGCATAGTGTTAACTCCAGTGTGTCTTGGAACAATAAGTATCTTTTTCATAACAATATTTATTAGATTGTTGGTCTATCCTCGCTTGTACCAAGTATTGCATCAACATCAATACCAAATACTTTTTCACCATCAACTTCTATGCCTCTGGTCCATCTACCATGATCAACCAAGATATATTGGTTTTCTTCAATGTCTTGTACTTCTTCTCCAACACTGATTGTTTGAAACCATCTTGCTCTAATACCTGCTTCTGTGGCATCATCACCTGCTAGAATAACTCCTCCTGCTGTTTTTCTTTCAGCTTTTGGGTCTTCAAGTAAACGTGCTATAATTTTTGTTTTTAATGCTTTAATCATGACTTTCCTTCTCTATGGATTTTCAATTTCAACATCCATCATACTTCCATCACTGTATTCAATTTCCCAATATGCTGATCCATCTTCTCTAGTTTTTTTAGTACGATTGATTTCTACTTCTCCCTCAACTGTATGTTTTTCATACACTTCGGATTTTTTTATAATTTTAGGTTTTGCAGGTTTTGGTTCTGCTTTTGCCTTAGGCTTTGCTTTAGGCTTTTCTACTACAGGTTCAGGTACTGGAGTTTCATCTACAACTGGTTCAGGTTCTGGTTGCGGAATTGGATCCTGCTTTAAACTTACTTCTACCTGCTCTTTAGGAGGTGTACTGTAATAATCTTGTATCACATCTTTTTGTGGTACAACTACATTATTTTGTCCATCAATGATATCACCTTTAGCATTGATTGGTGCATTACTTACTGCACGTTCTCTTTCGTGTGCGGCCGCTAAAGCCTGCATGTCAAATGGTCTGCCTTTGTATGTTCTATGTCTAGGTGCCATAATTATTCCTATTTCAAAAATTCCGCTATGTCTAAATTATAGCGAATACTGTTAATGCGATGAACGCCAATTAGATACAATACATAACTTGCAACACTTGATCCTCTACCTACACCCCAAACTATATCTTTACTACGCATAGTATCTATAAAGTAAACGAGCCAACGCAATACTGGATACATATTGCGTTCTTTGTATAAGTGTAGTTCAGTTGCTACTCGGTCAACTTCTTCCTGTGTACTACATTTGTCCAGCAAATAATGTTCTATATCCAGTTGCTTATACTTATCTGGCAGATACCAATTGCTTGTGCATCTTTCAACAAACTGTTCTGCAGATTCACTGCTGGGTTTTTCAATGTTGATTTTTGCTGGAGTATCAAAATAGTTGCTCCAATTATTGTATTCATTTACAAGATCAGTATCATTGCTTACCACTGTGTTTACATTATTGTTGCGTAGCCAAACTTCAACTATATCATCACTGCTGATCACTTGCTGATAATTAGAGTTCATCTTCATCCTATATTTAAAATGTTGTCCATTGCATCATCTGGTTTGTCTTCGTCTTTGAGTTTTTCTTTGACGTGTCTTAGAGTAATTTGATGATTGATTTCTGACATCATCATTTCAAACTGTGAATGCACTGTTGGACTATTGCTGGCTTGAAGAGCTATTGCACGTTTTTTGCTTAGTTCTATTCGTGCATCCAGTAGCTCTTCAAGACTCATGTTAGAATACTGTTCCATTTACTGTAATTATTTTTATTCTCTGTTGCCAAGAAGCATCAGCAACATCTGAAACAGGTTGATAAAATTAAGATACAAGCTGATTGCAAACTTGATACCATATCTTTCGTCTCTGGTTTGAATAAAGATTGCTTTTGCAGTTTGTGTATCATATGCTGTTAATCCTGTGAAGATTAGAACACCAATGATGCTTATAGCAAACATCAATGCAGTACTGGCCATAAAAATGTTTACAACACTAGCAATAATAATACCAATCAAACCAATAAACAGAAAACTGCCCCAGCTGGTTAGATCTCTATCAGTGGTATATCCATACAAGCTGGCGCCTGCAAATGTGGCACTGGTGATAAAAAACACCTGCGTTATACTCATTGCGGTATAAACTGCAAAGATGGTGCTAAGACTAAGTCCCATCAGTGTAACAAATGCATAATAAAAAAGTGTAAGTTTTTTGATATCCCAGTTCTGTCCTGCAAAACTGTACCAAAAAATCATACCCAATGGTGCAAACATGGCAATCCAAATCAAACCGCCCATTGCGTAAAGTAGTCCGCTACTGTAGGTTAACCATGCTACTGCACCACTGACAGCTAGTCCGCTGGCAGTGTGATTGTACATTGTAAGCATAAGTTGTCTAAGACCTTGATCAAACTCTGCCGTAGGTCCTTCACTAGCATACATACGTTCATACTTGTTCATTGTTTCTCCTTTTAACTGTAGCAGTATAATAGCCTGCTCCAAAACTAACGGCTACTACTACAAACATAGCAATGCCGTGCCAAACTAAAAAGTCCATTTTTTACTCCATCATCATTTTACCTGGTCCAGCCTTTGGAGGCTCAACCGGTTCTATATTATCTACCATTTCCTTTAGATACTGCTGATATTTTTCTCGCATTATATCAATTCCAAAATCAATCAGTAGTAATCCAACTGTAATTAGTCCAGCATATGGTACAATAAAACTACCGCATATTCCAATCAGCATATAAAATGCATATCGCAAAGAATATGATTCCCATCTACTGAAATCAAACAGCCAACCTAAAAATCCTAGTATTTGCATATTTGTTCTCCTACTACTAATTATCTTCTTACATTACATTGTGGGCACCAATCGTTTTCGCCCAATTCTGTTCTACATTCAGGACATACAGCTCTCAACATATATTCATATGGAACCTCACCGTAGCCTACACACCTATCCCATTGGCGTTGAGTGTAGCCTTCAAATATCGCCTTCAGCCCTGTTTTCACTCGAGAAGGCATTGAATTCGCCTCCTGGGTATCTTGCTTTGAGTTTTTCAACATTGTTTCCTATTACTTCATTAGGATCTACTCCTAATGCTCTGCATGAATTTATCCAATACCATGCAACATCACCCAGCTCACTTGCTAGATGTTTTTTGATATCGTCTGTCATTTCTTTGCCTTGAAACACACACTTTTTAATTAGTTCAGCAAATTCACCTGCTTCACTGCTCATGCCAACTGCACCAGTTAGCAGTGTTGCCATGTTAACATTGGATTGATTTTCAAGTGCTTCTAATCTATTGCACAGTTCAACAGTTTCATTACTGGCGGTACTGGTTACGCCTTGTACAAATTCTTTGTACTTGTTTAAGTCTATATTGTTCATTTTTTATCCTTTGAATACTTGTAGTTTACGCCAACTTACTGTTACAGCAGGTTTTGACTTGTTTTTGATTTCAATGTATCCTTTGTCAAATGTCATGTAACTGTTGGGTATTCTATGCTTCTTAAATTTATCAAGCTCATACACCAACCGAACACTATCGTTTACATATACAGGAGATCTAAATCTACAATTTTCCATGCCCACTATTATCAAACTCTGTTCTTCTGGCCATGGTTCTCGTGTTTTGAATATCATTCCTGGAATCAAACTGGCTGTTAAAAAACCATGTGCAACTATACCACCGTACAATGAATTTTTAGCATACTCAGGATCCATGTGTATTGCTTGTTCATCATCGGTTACTTTTCCAAATACGTTAATGGTTTCTTGATCTATAAGTTTCCATGCACTTTTGTAGACCTTGCCTACTTCAGATTGGAATCTTGCTTCAAGACTATTCATGTACAACTCCAAAATAATTCACTACTTCATTGTAAACGAATCAACCCTTGTTTGTCAACCAATTTATTATTATACTGCAAAACTTTCACCACAACCACATGACGCAGTTGCGTTTGGATTTTTGACCGTCAAGTAATTTCCACCTAGTTCACGTACATAATCTACAGTACAACCAAATAAAAACATTTCAGCCATTGGATCCACTACTAATATATCATCTAATACAGGAAACGTTTTGGGATCATCTGTCATGTCCCATTCATACTTGAAACCACTACAACCACCACCTTTTACATTCAAGGTAGCATATTTTTTACCACTTTCTGATAATGCATTTATGAGATAGTCTTTTGCATTATCACTTATGCTTAACATCATGTTACGGCTCCTACTTTATTATTATTACTTATCACCAATCTTCTTGGAACATAGCCATACGTTCTTCTTTGGTTTTTTCTCTATTTTGTTCATAATCAGGCAGAGGATCTGTTTGATCAGTGATTACATGATCTGCCCAACGTTCTGCGTATTTGGCATTGAACTCTATCCATTCCTGTGCTTCATTGGCTGTGTCTGGTAGAATTGCTTCTTCTGGACATTCAGGTTCACACACTCCACAATCAATGCACTCATCTGGATTAATTACTAGTGTGTTTGGTCCTTCATAAAAACAATCAACAGGACAAACACTTACACAGGTTGTGTGCTTACAGCCTATGCACTTGTCATTTACAATGTATGTCATAAAATTTTTACTACTCCCAAAGCCCTAGTACCATACGGGCTTCCTCACTCATCATTTCTGGTCCAAATGGAGGTGTAAACGTAGTTATCACCTCACACTCGTCAACGCCTTCTACACTGGTTGTTGCCCAGCGAATATCTTCTACTATCTGATCTGCGGCTGGGCAAAATGCACTTGTAAGAGTGTGAGTAACTGTAACATGTGGAAGTTTCTCTAGATCAATATCATAGATCAAACCAAGGTCGTAGATGTTGATTGCAATTTCAGGATCATATACACCTCTGAGATTGTCTACTATGGTCTGTCCTATTAGTGCTTTACTCACCAGCTTGTACCTTCATTAAATCCATCATTTGGAAAAAACCATTTCCACGTTGGGCACTCAATATCTCCTTGATACCAAGACTTTCACCAACCTGTTTTGGATCGCATACCGCAACTTCTTCAAGTGGAACACTGTTGAAAATATCCACCAACAGATAAGCATAACCTGATGCTATCATTCCTGTACTGTATGCTTTAAATTTATCTTCGTGTCGTGCTACAAATAAATCATACTGACATCTACTTACTCTTGTAGCCTCTGTACGTAGATGTTCGGGTAGCGGATCGTTTCGTAGTTTTCGTCCTTCGTCAATCAGATGTTCATACAACATTAGATCATCGTCAAACATTTCAAAAGTATCTCGCCACTCTTTTATTCTTTGTTCCATTAATACGCATATTCTCCTAAATAATTCATTACTTCATTGAATCCTTTTGTAATTTGCACACTTTGATTATTTTTATCTTCTAGTGCAAGTTTTAAAGGATAATCATTTCCGCCTGGTTCCATCATATCACCAAAAAATACTACTTCTCCATAGGCAAAATCTTTTGCTATCTGCGATTTATCACAGCCTACCTGCATGATATCCAAACCAGTTTCTCCAGCCACCAATGCCACACAATTATATTTTTCTTTGAAAAGATCATTAAACATCAATGCTATCTTTTCACGTTCGCCTGTATCATTGTCCCATTCCACATACATCTGTCTTTCAGCTTGTGTAAGCATATTTCTACCTGGTATACTAAAATTACAAGTGCCAGTTCTGTGTTCAATATGATTGCCCACACGCAAAGGAAACTTGGATTGTTCCAGCACTTTTTCTAACCAAAACACACAATCCTCATTCAGTCGCCAATCGCTTTTGTATATCTCTATGCCTGTGGCCCAAACACTGTTACCACTACAATTATAACTTCGTTTGACAGCCATCATCACATCTTTGCCAAGCTGTTCCAGTGTTTTATCATAATCACTACCGGTTGCAAGATAAACTTCGTTGCGTGAACAAAAATCTAAAAACCATTTTTCAAATTCAGGATTTATTTTAGCTCTGCTTGGCGTGAGTGTTCCATCTACATCAAAAATAAATTTATTTGGCATTGATCCATTCCTCTACTTTGTTTGCTATTATTGGTTGTACTGTAGGACCTAGATGATCATCTGGGCATTCTCTACAAGATATTTCAAATTCATGATTATGATGTCTTTTGAGATACTGTTTCACACAAGGTTCTATTATTTTATACCTTTTGTCCACTGCTTCTAAACCTTGGTCTTGTACTCTCCAATCCCAAATCATGTATCCTACACGTTTTGCACGTGATTCAGCAATGTTTATCATGCTGGCAATTTCTTGTTCAAAATGTAATTCAGCATCTGCGTGTCCACTGTTCATGGTATCAATGCAGAGTTCTACGTACTTGTCATACCATTCGCCAAAATAGTCTTCATATTGATCTAGATCACTATCAGAAAACAAATCTTCTCCGTCTTTTCTGTGATAATCTTTGAGTTCTCTACGTATATGATCCACTGGCACACTGGTATCTTTCATTGTTTTGAAAGCTCTATAAATCAATAGATGTGTTCTAAGATATTTGTCACTGCGTAAATCTTCTTTGTATTCAGTGTCACTTTTGATCCATGTGTCTGATTTACTTCTACTGGCTTTATTGTACATGTGTTTGTATGCTGGAAAGCTGGTAAAGTCCCAGAAGTTTCTAGGTTCAATTATAATAATATCTGGATCAGGCAAACTTGTATCTAGCACCGCGGTTCTAAGCACACTGTATATTTCTAGATTATTTGCACCTGGTGATGCAAAATTCAAATAATCAATTCCTAAATTTTTTGCAAGTATCCTTGGCCATGGCACTGGAATATACTTGATGGAATCACGTACTTTTTTATTGCCTTTGTAAAATTGATCTTTTAAAAAATCTTCTTTGCCCACATAGTGTTCTGGATAGATTTGGTGCCATTTGCCATGACATGTACCAGCGGTATGGCTAGTGCCAAAAAACCAAATCATCAATTACTCCGCAGAATATATTGCACTGTTGCTACCATGTTCCATGCATTCTGCACTCACACAATAACATCTGTGATTGGTCATTTCACGTACCAGTTTGTCTGCAAATTTAAAGGCATGCTCCGCAAACTTTTCAGCACCTACTCCATCAAGTTGTGTGATCTGTGCCAGTCCATGTGTTTCTAATTCTAGCAGTTTATCTTTTTTTGGATCATTGATGTCAATTACTGTTTTGTGATCAAACGTGTCTTCAAGCCACTGCTTGAGTGGTCTCAAGCCACCAAAGTCCACTGCCCAATTTTTGTTGTCCAGTTCATCACAGCCAAATGTGAACTTGAATGCCAAACTGTATCCATGTAGATACTTGCAATGCGAATGATCAGCATGCGGTTGTCTAAACACTGCACTCAGTCCAATGCTATGATTATAGGTTTTTGTTGATAGATATTTTGCCATATTTTACCTCGTTGGTTGAGGGGCGGAATATTTATAGTGGGTCGATCCCTGTGTAGTCCACTTATTCTGTTGCTTTGTTGATTTTGGTAACATTGCCTACCTGTGTTAGTGTTGCATAGTTTTTCATAGCTGGCCCAGTTCGTACAAGACTGATGTTGCTGTTTGCATCTGCATAGGCTTCAGCTTGTTCTTGTGTTTCAAACTGTTTGGTAACTTTTTTACCTGTGCTTGAATCTGCAAATACCCAATTTCTTTTACTTGGTGCTGGCATTGTTATCTCCTAAACATATTTAGCTGAGCCAAACTCACGCCATTGTTTCTTGTACTTGATAAATTCAGCACCTTCGCTCCAACGTACAAAATGCCAAGCATCACTTGTTTGCCAAAATTGTTTTAATTTTTCTAGGTTCCATTCTGCATCTCTTTCTACTGCGTATTCACTGTTCACAGGATAAATTTCAAAATGATGATTATTAACATAATACACGAATTCATCCACTGTGTCAATGATTTTAGAACCTTCCCACTTGGGCTTGGCCCAATGAAAATCTACATACACTGCTGGAATAGTTGGCCAATCCAAACTGGCGGCGGCAATGCATCTGCCTGAACCTGGATGTACTCGCCATTTGTTGTGCCATAATTCAAACAATAATTGTACAGGATGTTTTATTCCATTAACTTTGAAATCATTTCTCAACCAAGCTATTTTGCAGAAGTCTTCCATGAGTTCTCTGTTTGGCATTTTGTTGTCATAAACACTAGCATTGCGAAAAGCACGCCATTCCTTAGGATCTAACGTGCTTGCTTTGTCTTGTAAACTTAGCCAATCTTTACGGTGTTTTTCTAGTGGATAATCAACACGCCAAACTTTTCCTCCAGCTCGATGATGTCTACTCCACCAGCTTTTTATATCTATTCCCATCTGTAGAAAATATGACTTCCTATTCTTCCAACCAACTGCATGCCTCTGTCATGTCTCCATTTAGGCTTTACATAGGTTGCATGATAATGGGTAGCACCTTCTGTTATTCCTCTATACTCACCACTGTATAATATATAACCAGCTACAAGTTTGGCTCTTTCCCAAGCATCATTTCCTTTTGTAGGAATGGTGTCTTTTTTGCCATCACAGTACCAGCTGAATTGACATCTATGTCTTAGAGGTATATATTCTCTTTGTTCTGCTGGCAGATTAGGATCTTGTTTGGTTTTCCACTTTTCTTTAACTGGACCTTCATATATAACATCACAGATAGTGTTGGGATATCTTTTGTCTTTTACTCTGTTCAACACTACATCAGCGACAGCAAATTGCCCTGCCATGTTGTCGCTTCGTGCTTCAAAGTAGATGTTTTTTGCCATACATTCAACATCTTCTTTGGAAACATAACCATTGGTTAATGGTTGTGGTGGTTCGTTTTGTTGTGCTTGTATCGTATTTGCCATAGTTACGGCTACTATCGCTACCGCTACTAGGCCGTTCAGTAGTACACTGAATATGCCCGTGATTATTCTCATTATTGTGCCTCTTACATATTTATTTAAAATATACAATAATAATAAGACATCTTGGCTTAGATGTCAACCTCTAAATGGAAATATCATCCGATAATTTAATAACTTCGCGAATTTTATTTTCAGGAGAACATATAACTTTATCAATTTTTTGAAATTGTCCTTTTTCATCAATAAACATTCCCTCAGCTACTAGTCTATCTAGATATTTTGGAATTTCTTGTGGATTCATTGCATGTTGCACACATGCTTCTTTGGTTTCAAAGGACGGCTGTGTAAAAACATACGCATCTAATTTGCCGTCTGCTCCTATTGTACTCCAGAGTACTACTATAAACCATTTCATTGTTTGCTCCATAATGTACGATAATCAGTGATTTTGCTATCGTCTGGTTGAAGTTGATTTAAACTCATGGTTGCACAACCCATTTCCTGCACTTCCATGTCATAGTTGTATCTTCTTTCTCCATAATCTTCTGCACCTGCTAAAAGATGCTTTTGATTTTTGTTAAAAAAAAGATTGCATTCTTCGTAGGATCCAAAATGTAATCCGTGACTGATTGCTTCTTCGTAGTCAGTTCCTCCAGCATATATCAATATACTGTATAAAACTACAAACGTTTGTATCATTTTTCCTCTTTATCATAGACAGGTATTATTTGAGTATCACCATTGTACTCAACCTGACGTATCAGGCCTTGTTCTTCCAACATGTCTAGAGCTCCTTGAGCTCCCCATGCCAGGCCCTGTTGTCTTCCATAATAGACGCCCAACCCAAATAAGGCAAGTCCGCATATTACCGCAAGTATTCCAGTATCAATAAACATAAGTCCTCCTAGTGTAGTGTGATATCAGGTACACGTATATTGTATTTCATTTCAACTGCGAGTTTTAGTATTTCTGGTGGTGCAGATCCGTATACTGCTTCAAGTTGTTTGTCTGGATCTGATACTACTAGAATTATGCCTTCTTTTTCGTTGGCGTCCCACTTTGCTTCGTAGTCGTCTAACATACTAGTATTTACCTAAAAAAATGGAGGATTGTCTCCTCCTTGTGTGCTACATTTTAACTTGGCTTCTAGATCTTGGCATGCACCTGTTTTAATCTAGTAACTTAGCCTACCCTTATTAACGAGGATTTTTTATCGGATCCGCCCTCAGCCTCTGTAGGTACCAAGTAATTATTTTTGAACGTAAGGCTTATTCCAACTGCCCACGTTCATGCTTATATAATAGGCTGTATCAAAATAATCAGTCATTGCATCTGAATTATCATACCAACCTTTGTTCTTCCAATAACCTTCTCCTTTGATAGGAGCAGTTCTAATAATCTTGTGAATTGTATCAAAAAAGTCTTTGTGATCACCATACATGTGAGTATGATATTGATTGATCTGTGCATGACCATTGTCATTTGCTCTAAAACAATCGCTAAAGTCTGTTGGTCCAGCTTTGATAGTAACATCAACACCGTTTGAACCACCGTGCATTTTTCTAACACCAAAAGTAAACTTTGGAAACGTAGCTTTAAGTTCGTTTCTAATTGCAGTAACGTCTTCTTTTGAAATATATGCCATTTAGTTCTCTCTCCTTTTTTCTAACTATACATATATAATAAGACATCTTGCTTCAAAGGTCAACCAAAAAAAGCATCTTTTTACACTTTTTTTAATCTTTTTTCTGCTAGGTGTACACTTTCATCGTTGGCTAGAGGCACAGTTCGTGCAATAATATCTGTTTCCATGCGTTCTATCTCAAACTTGTTTGTGAATGGCATTGATGTTCCTGTCAACACTGCTAGATCTGTGCCATAATCATTCAGCGGATTTGAACTTAGTTGTACTAGCTCCACGTCAGCATTGAAAAAATCAAAGTCTATATCGTGTTTGCGAAATATTTCACGTATGGTTCTGTATCCATGTGTTTGTCGCCCTGTGCATTTGAACCGTAGATCCTCATGCTCAGTGACAACTTCTTGACAACGCTCACGATCTGGATACTTCTTTTCACCATAGTATTTGGCCATGTGTGTTTTAAATCGTGCTTGTATGTCTCTGAGACTCATACCTACATAAAAAGGTATTTCTTTATTGTACATTATTTTGTATATAAATGCACCACGTGGTTTGTTTTGGAGAACATCTTTTACAGTAATCATATTTTATCAATTCTACGTTGATGTCTTCCGCCTTCAAATTCTGTATGAAAAAAAGCATCCAACATATCCAGCAGTATAGCTGGGTTGGTATTTCTAGCACCTATACAAAGCACGTTGGCGTCATTGTGCTTTCTTGACATTTCACAGGCATTTCCATCTTTGCACAACGCGGCTCTTATACCTGCATGTCTGTTTGCACTCATTGTCATGCCTATCCCTGTGCCACATATCAGCACTCCCATCTGTGCATTGTTCTGTTCTATGCTGTCTGCCACTGCATGAGCAAAGTCTGGATAGTCTACACTGTCTTCTGAGCCGGTTCCTAAATCTTGCGATTCATAGCCTTTTTCCCATAACCAATTCATAACACGTTCTTTGAAACGTATTCCTGCATGATCACATCCTATTGCAACTTTCATATATTACCCTTTTTGATAAATGTTATACTCCAACTGCCTTTGTTTCTTAGATCTTGTCTGTATTCTTTTACATAACGACAGTTATCAGCCCACGTTGGAAACTCCTGCATCATTCTACCTTGCCCGGTAATAACCGTTGCACGTTTGATGTTGTTGTAGTAGAGTTGTTCCATGTGTTGATTGAATTTTCGCCAACCTTCATGAATATGATATCCATGTAGGTCCACTTTCATCAGTTACGTCTCATTCTTGCTATATCTTTTGCGTCTTTGCTGTCAAACACAGGAACCATATTGCTCTTGTGCATGGTAGCTACTCCCAATAGTCGTCTCTCTCCCGAGTAAATCTGTCTTTCGGCTGGGGCGGTTGATCCTCCAGGAATAACATCACTAGTAGGGACAGAATTACCACTAGAGCGATAATCAGGGACAGATAAAACAGAAACATCAGCATTTTTCTTTTTGTTCTCCGAGATCTGGTCAGGGTGGGCACCCATTTTACGCAACCATTTGTCGTGATATCGTTGTGCTTCTATATCTTTTTTTGTGCGACCTTTTTGCTTGCGTTTCTTGTAGTTAGTTGTGGTCATCCATGGACCAACCAGATGCATACTCATATTTAACTCCTCTAAAGTTTTATATAGTATAGCTGAAATATTATATGATGTCAAGAGTTAAAAAGACTGCTGACACTTTCTTCGTTGTGAATTCTACGGATAGCTTCACCAAACAGTGTGCCTACACTGATCTGTCGAGTTTTGGTACATGAGTCAGGACAATGATCTAGTATTGAATTTGTTATAACCATTTCTTCTAATACACTAGCTTCTACTTTGTTGCAGGCTTCACCACTGAGTACACCATGTGTGATGTATGCTCGTACACTTAGAGCACCTGAATCCATCAGTGCTTGTGCGGCCTGACACAGTGTTCCACCTGAATCAACAATGTCATCTACAAGTATAGCATGCTTGTCTCTAACTTTACCAATCACATTCATGACTTCAGAAACACCTGCTTCGGGTCTACGTTTGTCAACTATGGCATAGTTTGCATTGTACAGTTCTGCAAACTTCCTTGCACGAACAACTCCGCCTGCATCTGGCGATACAAATATGATACCGTCATTGATATCTACATTGCGTTTGATATCTTTTTGAAAGACTGGCCTGCTCGTCAAATCGTCTACAGGTATATCAAAGAAACCTTGTATTTGACCAGCATGCAAATCCATGGTGAGTATTCTATCTGCTCCAGCAGTGGTTAGTAGATTAGCAACTAGTTTGGCAGTGATTGGTGTTCTACTAGCACTTTTACGATCCTGTCTTGCATAACCAAAGTATGGTAACACCGCAGTGATTCTAGATGCACTGCTTCTACGAGCGGCATCAATCATAACCATGAGCTCCATCAAATGATCATTAACCGGAGATGATGTTGGCTGTATGATAAAAACATCTTCGCCTCTAACGTTTTCATGAAATTCAACGTTGGTTTCGCCGTCAGCGAATGTAGAAATATTGGAAGGAGTGAGATCAACAAAACAGTGTTTGGCAATCTCCTGTGCCAGTTCAGGGTTGGCATTGCCCGATAGTATTTTCATAAAATATCCTTTATGATTTAACTTTTGTATTTAAAGTCCGTTAGGAACTATAATATAATGTATGGAAAGCACCACGCCTACTGACGCACCCAATCCTATCATCATCTTAATAAAGTCTCTGGTAATCAAAGGAAATACTGTTTTAAACTTTTCCTTGCCTGTGACTGTTGCCATAGCAAGTTCTCGTCCACATAGTAGTCCTACGAACACCCAAGTTGTTGACATCGGAATATCATTTAATTCTTTGAAGAACAATAGTATTAAAAAATAAACGGCATCAATTATTGTTGCTGATCTAACATATCTAGTGTTGTGTTTTTCAATAACAATGTTTTGAATTTTACCTCCGCCTTCACGGAACATATATCCAAGTCCTACTATAAAAACAACTGAGATCAGAACCATTAGATCCCATGGTATTTCTCTTGGCAAGAACACAGCAATGTTTGCCATGTCATGTGATAACCAAGTGAACCATAGAAAGCCTGTTGTAAACCATTGTGCAATACGCCACCATTTTTTGTTTTGTTCATTGACTGGTTCAGCTTCGTTGAGTATTTTGGTTACGCCTATCCAAATAATATAGGCGGCCACAGCCGCGACAGCATAACCCATCATCGACTTTACCAGCATCTTTTCCAATACAAATGTACTTGCAAATGCACTTAAAACTAAAAAAGACGTGCTTACTGGCACGCCCATTCTGGTTAGTATTAATAGCAATCCTGGAGCCATGGCATGATACCATTGTATCTCCTGGAAAGGTATTTTGTTGAGTCGGCCGTAACTGATGTCACCTCCGTTTGTGTACCACCCATACCAAAGTGTGTACAATAAAACGGCCGAAGCCGCTCCCCACATAATTTTCCAATTAAATTTATCGTTGTTTGATGCGATCCATGTACCAAGTGTTTGTACTGAATCGTTTGCTATAACGGCGTATCCTGCAAATAGGAAGCCAATTAGCATCCATAGTGTTAAAGCGTCCATAAATTTCTCCTATAGCTTGACGGCTTTACCCCGTCGCTCGCTTTGAGTTGTTTTTGACTACTCGTCGGTACTTATGACGTTACTGCCAAAAGTAAGATTGTAGCTATGAATGTAGCTATAAAAACTAATACTATTCCGTTCATTTTGACCTATAAGCTGATTTCCAAACGTCTCTAGCATTTACTCGTATAAAACGTTTGTTGGTTTCGTTTTTGTTTGGATTTTCCATTGTAAGCACTACATTTTTTCCACGAGTGAATGCAGTGTATTGATTGTACAATCTTGCAATAGTGTTCTTGTATTCTCTTCTGCAGGCCTTTTGTGCAAAAGTTTTTTTCTGCGAATGCACGCCTTTTGAAACGTGTCCTGATCTAGTTCTTTTTTTACCCATATTAACCTCCAAACATTTGTATTAATGGTGGTCCGTATGTACCACCGGCCCAGGCAAGTGCTACTATGGTGATTACACCATACACCAGCCATTTCATTTTGAAATCGTCTACTTCCATTTTTAGTGCAACAAGTTCGTTACCAAGAATTCGTACACCAATTTCCAATTTACCTTTATCATCTGGTTGTGCCATTTGTTTTCCTTTCGTTATTCAATGAATCCATTTCCATGGAGCCATACTTTGCCGCCATTTCTTCTAAATGTCCACAGTGCATCTTGCAGTGTTTTAAAATTATCATACAACCATGTGCTTTCATTGTCCCTGTCAAAGATGTTGCTCAAATATATACTTCCTGGTATTACATCCATTCTATCTATTAGATATTCAGGGTGTTGTACTACATTTATCAAATCCCAATGCACTGTACAATCACTGACATCTCTTTTGCCTATCTTATCCCACAGTGGATCTTCCTTATTATAGCGAAAACTTGGATTCAAGTCAACCAACTTTTCTCTTGGATCTACTTTATCTACGTACAGCCAATCAAACATTTGTTTTTTTATTTCTAGGTTGTCTTTGCGTAGATCAAAAAAGTGTATGTCTTTTGCACTGCTATTCTCCAGCAACCAAAAACATTTCAAGCCTGCCAACACACTTACCAATCTTTTATCATTGTTCACCAACAGTTCTTCTTTGAAACTGATATCATCATGGCCAGTGATCCAAATACTAGGCTCCATGATTAAATCCTGCATAATACTTAGATCATGCCAACTCCAATGCTGAATAGTTTCATAGATATCACGCACTGTTTTACTACCTTGATTGGCTATAAGTTTTTCAACATCTCTCATTGATTATCTTTTCTACTTGGTTGTCCAATACCAAGTTATCCATGTAATTTACTTTTTTTATTTTATAGTGGTTGCACAATACCACAATCAATTCTATAGCACTGTTGAGCTGTTGTTTTCCAGCACATACCCAACCTGTTCTATCTTCTGTGCATCTTATCCAATCATTTTCAACAGGATCACCCCACCAGGTACGCCAAACACCTTGTGCGTCTTCGTGCAAGGCACCCGGATTGATCAGTTCTACGACTACTGTATGTTGTGGGTGGTCTGCATTTGTGCGTTGTACAGCGACTTGATGTTGTATCACTTCTCCATCTTCACCAACAATGTAATGTGCTCCATCTTTGATGTTGCTCTGTTGGTAATACGCACTTTGTCCTAGTGCATTAAGTACACCATTGCTGGTTCTCAGCTGTATCTGATCCGTGTTTTGTGATGCTGGCTCTGTGCTTGACGGAGCATAAGCACACTGTACCCATTCTCTTTTGTCTGGAGCTGTCCATAGTTTGTGTTGTTCTATTTTAAACATTAAAAAATATATTTCTATTGTGTTTCAGTTTGCCTTGTATACTGTATACTTTATCGTGTAGTTCTGGATCATCACATGCACGTTTTATTTGTTCAACTATCATGGCAATACGTTTGTAGCTATTAGGTTCATTGTCGTAGCTTTCATCAAAGATTTCAGGAAATGTTTGATATCCACGACTTTTCAAATATTCAAGTGTGCCAGCACTACCTGCCACTATAAACGGCATCTGATGAACTATTGGTTTGAATGTTTTTTCTGTTATAAAAAGTTCATTGTAAGGCCAATCGTTGCTGAAACTAGTTTCATTTACAATATTAAAATAGCTGTCACTGAACCAATTTAAAGGACTAGAACAAACTTGCTTTCCGTCTTTTTTGTTAAGGATTTCAAAATCTGCCACTTGAAAATGAGGCAACAGTTGATAGTATCTATCTTCTATATCTTCAACAAAAAAATAATCTTTCTTATGTAGGTTTTCTAATTGCACGGTTTTGTTTGGATCTGTATGACCTTTATATTTTACGCAAGATGTGTAGCCTTTGTCAAAATATCCTTGCCTAAACAATTCACTAGCAATATAGATTCTATGATTTTTGATAACTCCAATTAGACTTGAAAATTTTTTACTACACTTTCTATCAAAATCTCGTCGGTATCCTAGCTCACTAAAATTTAACCATAGTAGATTTTCTTTATGTTTCCAATGAAAAGTATCATATCCTATAAACTCTATGTTATTTTGAAAGTTCCATCTAAGGTTTTCTTTGACATTGATGTCACCATAAAAAATAGTTATATTTTTACACTGTATTTTGTCTAGGCTAGAAAGTGCATCGCTGTCAACGGTGCTTGCTAATTTTGGAGCTATTTCATGACTGTAGTGTAGTACTAATTCTTTTGTGTCAGGATACTGTGCTAGTATTTGATTTATTTGTGCAACAGCTTCTGGTATTTTGCTTTTTGTAAAACGACCGCCGTATATCATAATTTGTAAAACATTGTCTTTTAAACTTCTAATCATTTCAGGTTGAAAAGCTCCAGTACTTAACCAATTTACTCCATATGCTATAACAATCATTACTGTAAATAGAAGCCTGATATTTGAAGTGTGTATTTGTCTTTGAGGCCACAATTACCACTTAAATGCAGATGATTACTGTCCCATAGAAAACCATCTCCTGCACTCCAATGATCACTGCATTGCCATTCTTTGTCATGATCCTGATAATGTATAAGGTGACCAGGTTCCCAATCCTGCAAATAAATGTTTGCTCTAACCTTCGGTCTTAGATCATCTGGATATAAATCTTTGAATTTAAAAAATGTATCTCTGTGTAACGTTACAGTATTTCCTGGTGGCTGTAGTATTGTGCTAACTGTTTTTACATCCATATTAAGTTGCTCGCCTAGAATTTTATAATCAACATCTCCATCGTCAAACCAAAGTTGTTGAATCTTGGTGTTCTCTTCACTATAACTTTTTGGAAATCCTCCAGCTTTTTCATGTTGATCTTTTTGTTCTCTTATCTGATAGCTAATACAACTACCATGATGCTGTTCATAATCAGCATCTAAAAAAACATCCAGGTCATAGTCCAATTTAATATGTTCTATCATACATTTACTTAGTACCTTCGTTGACAACGCTTTGTACTACTTGAATATATTCTTTGTCTTCATCGGTCAAAGCACTAAAAAATTTACTTACACTGGGCAGTATTTCTCTGCAGGTCTCATAGTCTTCTAGTTCAAAAAAATGTTGTAGGGTATCCATTCTTTCTAGTATTTTTTCACGCACTGATATTTTTTCTTTGTAGGTCATAGTTGATATTCAAAGTTGTAGCTGTCAGCATTATCATTCAACAGTGTTGCACCATTTTTTGTATGAAATCTTTTTGCTATTTCTGTTTTTGGACTCATTGTAACCAATCTATTGATTCTAGGATCTGCTAAAAATAAATCACGTACTGCAAATATTATATCTTTTCCAGCACCTGTTTTATTGCTCCATACAGTGTATGCAACCGCAATAGATCCATGCTGTCCATCTTGACAGGCGGCTTGCGTATAATACTCTAGTTGTTTCTCATCTGTTGGTACAGAATTTGTGTATGCTATACAGATAACTGCTGATAGATCATCTAACACGTACACCTGTTTGCCTGCACCTAGCTTTTCCAAATGCGGTCGCACTGGATCATCTTTTAAGATATCCAGCTCAGTAGTGTCAATAAGTCTAATCAACTTTTTTCCATTTTGTCAAAGAACCAATAGTATATATCCTGATTTTTTTCTACCAGTTCCATATTAGCATCATGATAATTATCTATCATACTACTATGTATAGCAGGTTCTGGATGAATTTGCAACCATTTACAGAGGTCAAAGTAAGATTCTTTACTGCGTTGCATAAAAAAGTCTTCATAGAGTATTGCATGATGATCACAAACACTGTTATCAATTGGTTTGTGCATTGGTTCCTGTGCGTTGCTGAATGCTGTTTCAAGATAGTGCATTTTGTCTTTGTATACATCTAGTTCAATCCACAGCATGCCAAGTGTGCTTAATCTGTTGTTGCTGTATAATTCTTCACACTGTTTTCTAGTTGCTTCATTGTCCATATCTATATCACGTAGTGCAAATATCCATTCTTCTGTTTTTTCAAACGGATGATCCCATTGCTTTATAACATCCAGTGTTCTATAAAAAGCATGATCTTTGTTGCGTTTTGGCAAGATAGTCAACAGTTGATGTTGTGGATCCAGTAGATGTTGTAGGTGATAGTTAGGGCAATGTGTTTGTGCAGTAATTCTATCCCATTGATTGAACATACTGCCTTCATCATTTCGTAGTGTATCCAAACAGTGTTTGGTTATCTGTGCATAACCTTCTGCTTGTGATATTTCTCCATCACTGTATAAAAAGGTTGTGCGTTGCATTTTGTGTTCTGCATCATGAAGTGGCATGCTACTGATAAATTCATTGTTGCTGATTATATGTCGTTGGTACTGTTGAAAAAAGCCTCGATGTTTGCCCAGCATAAGTTGTAGAAAGTTAGCACCAGCACCACCATCTTGTGCTATAAACAGCACCTGCTTGACAAATCGTTCAACTGTCCACACTCGTGGATCTATGTTAATTTTTGAGCTCATCTACTAAAGGGAATATTTCTGCAATTACTTTGGCACAAGCCCATGCTATTTCCATGTGTTCTTTTTGTGTACCATGCCCGCCACGTAGTTCAATATAGTGTACCCAACTGCGTAGTGTGCCATTCATGTACAGTCTTGTTTTTGTTAAGCCTTCAGGCAGTACCACACGAGCTTGTTCTTTGGCAATGCCATTGTCAATGGCCCACTTGTATGCTTCTTTGGCCTCTTGGATAACCTTGTTTTGATAACTGCTCCATATCATTGCAAGACGTACATCTTCCATATTGTTGACATCTAGATCTACACTGTTTTGCCTATTTTTTGCATCCTGTAATCTAGGTTCACGATGCACAAACATGTCACCTAATGCACCAACATCAGCATAACGTTGACTGAATTCTTGAAAAGCAAAACTTCTATGTCGCACAATTTGGTGTGCAATATCTCTTGTGGTATTGATCTCCAAACAAGCATTGACCATTTCCAATGGGCTCCAATGCTGATGTTTTATCAAATATTTTATTAGTTTTTCATTGGTTTCTTTGTTGTTTTGGTTTGAGGGATTGCTTACCCTTGCACAGTATGCCACAAGGTCCTGTACATTTTCCACATTGTAGTCTGCGGTTTCAACTGGTTTTGTATAGCTTATAAGTTTAACTTGCAAAATAATCCTCCTGTTTGCCTTCTCGATTTATGTCTAGTGTTATGCAGTGTAGTCCACCATCCCAAAACCATCTATACTTCCAAGGCACTTTTGTATAGTTACTGCCTAGCGATTTTGGTGGTTTGTTTGAAACATAAACATTTTCTGGATCTTTAACCAGGACATTAACGTCAAAAAAAGTTTCAGTGATATCACCTATCCATGCTTCAATATTACCTTTTACAAATCTTAGTTCATCTATTTCATCTCTTTGTTTTTGTGACAGACTCAAATACTCTGGTTCATGCTGTATGAAATTCCAACCTGGAAATGTTTCATCATAGAGATCTGTTCTACTCTTACTAGTTAGTGCAGTTCCTGGCCTCAACACTGCAAACTGTCCATCTCCGTGTCTATCATCTGGGCTATCACTAATAAAAACATCTGCACCATATTGATGTTCTAGAGCCTTTGCAAGTGTAAACATACCTGGTGGACCAGTTTCTGCATTTTCAATTGACTCCTTAGATAGCTCAACTATCACTTTCTTTCCAAGTCTAACCACACTTGGTGGCACTGCTCCGTTCCATAAATCAACATGATACTTTTCATGACTGAGCGGACCAAAAAATCTGACATCATATCCATTGCGTATATACTGCTCAAGTGTTTCTCCCCACCAAGCCATGGCATTACAGTATGGTAAAAATACATACAGTGTGTTTCCATAAACAAAGAAATCATCTCTTGGATTCATTTGTGGTTTGGTTCTTTCTCCATCTGCTGTGGCAAAAAAAAGTTGTAGTTCACGTTTGAATTTGCCAAAATCACCTGTAGCTTTTATAGGCTGTTTGAGCATTGTTTCAAAATACTCTTTGTATTCTTTCCAACGTAGGAATACTTCTTCAGGATCAGGCATGTTTGGTCTGCGAACTATGATGCCGTCAGACTCCATTATATTTTGAAAAGCTGATAGTTGGTTATTTGTAAGTTCAATGATGTTTCTTATATTGTCTTGATCCTGTTTGCGATAGCAAATAATATCAGCCCATGCTTCTGACCATGGTGCACCAAGCCAAACTTCACGCAAAGGTTGAAAACCTGTCCAACTGTTAATCATACTTGCGTCTCCACTCTACATAGGCCTGTATTTTGAATTCATATTCTGCTACTTTAGGAAAATTTAAACTTAGTTTACGTTCTTCAATTATACGTTTTACCCAATGCGGATTGGTTGTACAATCTAAATAGAACTTTTCATATGTTGGTTTATCCAATTATGTTCTCACTATGTCTGCAATAAATCCTCGCAGACTGTGTCCCCATAGATACTTGTGTCTAAAAGGAACACTGATTAAATCAACTCCGTGTGTTTTAAAACTATTTGCTTGCTCAGGACTTTTGCCCATTGTCATATAAGTTTCTGTGTTCAACGAAACCCCATCTTGTATGAAAGGAGTAACACCGTCAGTAAAGTCTAGCCAATACTGTAAAAAAGCATCTACTTCTTTAATTAAATTATCATCGCCTGTTTCTGCATATCTATCATACCACCATTTGTTACTGCATAGTTTAAGCATTTCACTGATGGCATTGTCTGTAAACTGTGTTTGGTCTGTGATGTTCTTTGTTTCTTTCAACCATTTTGCACTGGTTTGTCCTGAACTGTATAGGCGTTTAATATGTTTGCAGGCTTCTGGTCCTTTATCATAATCGTGTCCACTATAGTGAACAAGATCTTCTCGTATCCATTTTATAAAATTCTGTCCATTGTCTGGTTCTTTGATATACTCAGCATCAGGTACCAATCTTGTGAGTACGTCAATTTGTTGTTCGCTTAGTTCTTCACTGTCTATCCATATTGTATTACCTAATCGTTGCACACTTTGAAAAGGAAACTTTTTTAAACTTGTGTTGTTTGGATCACGTTCAACCACTGTGCCTTTTGACTCCAAACTTGAAAACAGTGTTTTGTATTCAACGTTCTTTTCTACACTGGTGTACAATTTGTCTTTGCATACCCATAAATCATAGCCAGGTGTAACTGGTGCGTCTACGTTGGATAGTAGATCCATTATTGTTGTACTGTTAACATTGTCATCTTGCCCGCTCATACCACCGTGTACGAGTTCATACTGCATGTCAGCAGTGTCTGGCTTGTATACTTTTACACCATGTTCAACCAAGGTAGATTCAATAACTGCAAGATCTTCCAACACTTCATCGCTGATGCGTTTGAACTTATCAATTATAGATTCAACACCTTTGTTGTTTCTAAACCATTCGTTCCAAAAATCATGAGTATAAAAATCAGCTAGTACACATTCTTTGAGCTCACCGTATTCATTATGAACACTAACCATATTCTTTGTTTGCCCATTCTATAAATTTGTCAATACCATTTGCTACATTTTCTTGCCAGTTTTTCATAGCATTTTCATCAGCAAAGTCTGTAACATATTTGATACTGCGGAAAGGTATGTTATTCATAGCACACAGTTTTGCCATTGCGTAGGCTTCCATATCCACTAGATCAACATTTGCGTATTCAAACCAGCTGTCTGGTGCTTGTACAAAACTATCACCACTGCCTAGTGTTATGTTGGTATCTGAATTCAACATCAAAGCACCAGCAAATTCATCATTTTCAAATGGTGTTACACCACGTGGTGCTTGTGGTTCTGTTTTCATTTCTCTATGTAGGACAACATCTACTTCAACCAGTTGTCCTGCTAGGTTTTTGTTGCTTACCAAACCAGCAGTGCCAAAATTTACTATTTCAGTTGCATTGTTTGTGAAAACAAGTTTGCTTGCTTGTATACAAGCATTAACCAATCCTACTCCAGTATAGTGCAGTTGAAACTGTTCACTGCCTTTGTACCGACTGTAGAATTGGTCTTTTGGTAGCTCGTTTTCTAGTGCTACTAGCAATCTAGGAAACATTCTACTCGTGCTCTCCACCAGGATCATTTGCATCCAATTTAACTTTTTGGCCATTCACATACATGTTTTGTCTTGCACGTGGGAAACTGTGATAGCCAGGAAGGAGTTTGAATCCTTTTTCCATTGTTTCATTCAATGCATCTGGTCTTTTGTCAGCTTCATTGAACACCATAGCAGTAATAAAAATACCACTTATCAAACAAATGTGGACCACTGCACTTACTCCAAATGCAGTAAAACTCTCCACTATTGCAATACCAAAAATTGCACTCCACATAAAGCCAAGTATAGTAAACACCATATGTGCAACCATTGGGTCAAGTTTACGTAACGGGGAGTGTTCTATTGTCATTACAGTATTCCAACAATCTTTGATCAAGATTGGAATAGCAATAAGCGGAAATGCTTTGTAACTATTTTTATTGCTCATACGTTTTCTCCTATTGTTAGTTGCTACTTTTCTGTTCCAAGGCAAGTAGCCAGCCCGTCAAATTATGCCGCTAAGGCAAAATCTGAAGGTGCAAAATCATCGTTTGCATTTAGTTTTGTTGATCTATATCGCGATCACCCGGTAAACTCCACTTCACTACAACACCTGTCGATCCTATTTCGCCCCCATCATAAACACACCAATGATACTTTGCAAACATTTCACGCCAACGATTTCCGTAAACTTTTTTGTATGCTTCTGCAATTTTTTTCGTATCTTCATCCATGTGTTTGTGGTGGAGGCGTCGGGTACCGCCCCCGAGTCCAGCCTGTTTTCATGTTGTTTCAACGTCAACAGTCTATTTATAACACAAAATAGATATCTTGTCAATAACTATTGTTCGCCCAGCAGAGGCATTTGTCCTCTACACATGCTGGCAAATATTGCAAAAAGAGGATCATTTTTGTTCTTTTCATCAATGCCAGCACTGTCAACGTAATCATCTTGTATTCTGAATGCATCAGCTTCAAGATTTGCTTTGCATTCAACTGTTTCATAAACACCGTTGATTTTCTGCATATAATGTACTAGTTCATGTACTAGAACAGTTTCAAAGAAACCATCAGCTACCATATAACGAGTAGGGCCATCTCTAATGTGAATTACATTTGTATCATCATCGTAGAATCCAGCAATGTCGCATTCTTTCATAGGTTTCATATATGCTCCTGTGCATATTTCTTCAGCATTTTGTATTACTATTTCAGGTAAATCACTACCATCATACTTTAAATTACTGTTTTGTTCTATAAAATTAATCATTTCAATTTTTTTGCAATGATCCCAATCGCACTCTTCAATTTCGTAATTCACAACTTCTATTCCGGTTGTATCAGCTAATCCATAACTCCACATCCATAATGGAATAATAATAAAGTGTAGTAAAACACAAAGCACAATCATTAATATAACTGTGCGTTTACCTTGCGGATGATCATTGCCATGCATTCCTTGTCCCATTAATCTTCATCCTTCCATGGGTTCCAGTAATCTGGCTTCATAAAATAAAAATATAAAATAGGTAATATTGGTGTTATAATCAAGATACCTAGTGTAAACCAATCAAATGTTGTAATGTTATCCTCCAAAATCCATACGCCAAGGTAATATAGTATAACCAATTGATGCTAATAAGATTTCTTCTATAAAGTATAATAGACCTAATACCAACAATGCTCTTATCCACCAAGGCCATTTAGGTGCGGCTTTTGCCAAAGGTTTTAGTACCCAATCTAATAATCTTCCGTATGCTCCCCAGAAACGGTCACTAATGCTGTAGGGTGGTGTTTTCAATATCACCAATGCAAATGCTATCCACCATACCCATATAGGGTGTTCTTCATCAACTCCATAACCAAACATAAACGGCAACAATACTGCCGTGATGTAAAGTCCTATGTATTTTCTAAGATGCTCTAGCATACTTTTTCCATGTTTCATGCAATACATAAAACCAAACACCATTTATGATTGGCTCTACTATTGCATCTAGTGTGGCAAGTTCTAGACTTGCTCCTGTAATTACCATAACACACACGATTGCTATTATCATATGTCCTACTGTATAAATTACTGCGAGGGTAATACTACTGCCACCCAGTAACCATTTTACTACATCATTTACCATTTAACTCTTTCCACGCTTGTTCAAATCCTTCTCCATGATTATAAAACTCTTCGTTATACCATGCTCTTTTAAAGTAACCCCAATAGCAGGAGTAAATTGTTTGTTCTGTTGCTTTCAAATGTCCTTTGGTCATATAAAACATTTTGTATACTTCTTTTCTACTCGGAAATTCATCATTCATAAACCTTTTCCCTTATAATGTGATCGGCTGGATTGAGAGATTCATTATCTACTCCACAGCTATCAGCACAAGTCCAACAGGGATTTTTACTTTTGTAATTGTTCTGTATACTAGTCCATTCGCTACTATTTAATATTTCAGAAAAACTGCGTTTGTGCAAATTATTCCAGTGACTTGGCAAACTCATCAAACTCATTACATCATTACGTATCCAACTAGTTGGATTGTAAAAATTTCCTGCTGTCATACAACACGGAAATACCAAACCGTCTCCTCTTATGTGTATATATTGTCCTAGCTCACACTGGGGTTCAATCACAGTGTTTGGCTCAACAGTTTCAATTGGATCATCATCTTTGTATCCATCTTCTATTGTAGGTGCTCTTTTGTATATATCCAAAATATTTTTGCCATTTACAATAGTTCTATCTACTATTTCATCTGGACTTTGATTTGGTGTGGTTTGAAAGCCTTTGAAACCAAGAGTTCTTGCTAGTTCTTTTATCTCTTTTATTTGATGTTTGTTGTGATTGAATTCTACAACTTTCCATTCGGCTCTTCCTCCAGCTTTTATAAATGCCTGGGCATTTGTCATTACCCGATCCCAACTTACATTTTTTCTATATAGGTGATTTGTATCTTCTAATCCGTCAATGCTGAAAACTATTTTACGTGAACTATGCAAAGGTACCAAACGTGCGAGTTCAGTAAAGGTTTTTGTATTTCTTAGACTACCATTGGTGTGAATTTGTAGTTCGCATTTTGGTTTGTGTTGAACAATTCTTTCAACAAGCTCTACAATGTTTTTATTTGCTAGTGGATCTCCTACTGTTCCAATACAGTCAACTTTGACGTAATCATGCATAGGAAAGCCTGTCATAATATCTTCAATTATTTCAACTGTTAAATGTTGATTTAGGTCAGCAAATGGATTTTCATATAATCCGTTGTTGTGTTCAATATAACGTGGACATACACAACATCCTGCATTACAAGAACTGCTCAGCTCTAGTTCCAAGGTGTGTATGTTGGTGTATATCATTCTTTTCCAAAATCAATTTCAAGATCTACAGGCCCATGAATTAATTGTCGTGCCAATGCTTTTATATCATCAAGCAAGAATGTACATTTTGGTTTATCATATGTTCCTGATACCTTGTATCTTTCTCTATGAAGTTCTATTGCTTTTTCATGTAGTACATTACACTTTTTATAAAATTCTTCTACACTATGACTCATCTGCTTTCTCCGGCATTGTGAATAACGCTCTAACTTCGTCATTCGGGTTGGTTGGTTTTCGTGCAAATATGCACCATTTGTACGCAAACATTGTGTGTTTGTTTGTGCAAAATTCTCTAAAACTTGTGCCTGTTGTATACACATCATCTACTACCAGCCAAGGATAATCTCCTTCTGTAGCATATGGTTCAAGTGCATACTGTAATGGTAAACCACCTCTGGGTATACCTACAACCTTGCTGAAAGGTTCTGTTTGATATTCCATTATCATTGTCGCAAAGCAATCCCATTCTTGTGGTTTTATTGCATCACACTCAATTTTCCATTTGAGTGGCAAACCTGCATGTGAAATAAAATCTACTTTTTGAAACAAATCCATTTTATTCTCCTTTAGTCCTTAGTTTATTTTTATAATAAAGTGCAGGTGCTAATATTTTATCGTAAACTACAGTTCCTATTTGATATAAGCCTGGTTGTTTTGCAATATTTGCCAACAGTTTATATCTTGGCATGTCTTCCCAAAGTTTTATAAATGCATCTACTCCACTGTAGATTACTCCATCTTTTTCTACGTGCATGCGTTTGGTAGCATCATCTTTGTTTACACCCCAGGGTTCAAGATTGGTTTTGTTGAGATCTTCAAATTTTATATCAATTGATTGTTCGTCTGCATATTTTTTGTAGTGTGATATTTCAAAATTGCATACTGAACAATCAGCATTGTAAAGAACTTTAGTCATTGTGTGCTATCCAAACTGTAACTCCTGTTTTTGTCCATCCTAAATCCATTGCACCTGCTACGTGTATCTGTGGTGACACCCAACTTATAACGTCTTGTGGTTCCCAATCATACACGTCTTTTATTGTAAATCCTTCCAATATATCTTTTGGTATGTGTCTAAGGTATTTGTTGTATGTATCTTCATCTATGTGATAACCTGGATCTATGCCTTCAACATATTTGTGTACACGATCTTTGTGTCCATTATAGTATATACTTTCAACACCCCAATAGGATTGATCAAATACTACTGTACTAGCTTCGTGCGAAAAGTCAAGTGGAAAAACATAGGTCATGTAAGGGCTGTATACATGTTGTGGATTTTCTTTGAGCCAGTTCAACAGTTTGTCACCTTTGTTGTTGGGTGCTTTCACACCTTTTGTTTTTACCATGTTCCAGTTGTCTGTGTGTATTCTATCCCAAACTTTTTGTCCGTGTATGTGGTACAGCCTACCACTTATAAAACGCCAACCATCATGCCCGACGGCATCTCTGATAGTGTCTCCAATAATAGGATCCAACTCTTCCCAATCATATGGGAAACGTAGACTGGCGCCTCCGCCAGCATCAAACTGTCTTTCGTCTTTATGATTAGCCCATAGGTCCATAAGTTGAGCATGTTGCTTCTCCGTAATATGATTTTTGTACTGTCTAGGTGCTCTGTACATTGACTTCATAAAGTCAATGGATTGTTGAGTCCTGAACTCGGGTATCTTCGTCGTTGTTTTTTCCATGGTATAGTTCCGGTAGTAGGGTTACTTCAGCTGGTCTTACATCGCTGGGCAACTCTAGTATTTTACGAATAGCTGTTGCTAAACTTTCTGGGCTCATTGCTTGTTTGTGAAAATCTTTGTTGATGCGTGTGGTAGCAACGTAGCCAGGACGTATGTTAATTACTCTGCAAGGCATGTTTAGGTGTGCCATTTGTTTTGCACTGTGATCCACTAGTTTTTTATAACTTGGATACTTACGCATCTGTCCTTTCCACGTATCAGAAGCGTTACTGCTGATAACAACAATAGTTTTTGTTTCTTTGGCAAAAGCATTAAACATGTCAACCAGTAGCTCATGTTGAGCCCATCTCTGTTCATCACTGAAAGCATTCAACAGTACTACATCACAATCTCTTGCAAGTTCTATAATTTGTTGTCTTATATTTTCTATGCTGATATCATAGCCGTTGCTTCTGCTACAGCCTACAACTTCATAGTCATTGAATATTTTTTCACAGGCGGCTCCAATGCCTATTGTGTGTCCTGTAATTAGTATTTTCATAGCACTCCTCTTGGTGTATCTTTTGGCAATCTTTCATAAGTGCCTTCGTATGGTGCCAATAGTAGATCACTGCAAAAAACAATGTGATCACGATACTCTTCTCCGCTGTTGCATGCAGTGTGTCTTGGGCAGGTATTTGTATACCATGCAGTGTTTCTTGGCATGTGTACATGTGTATTTGAGTCAGGCCACATCATAAAACAACCAGGATTTGTGCTGAGTACAATATGAAAACGTGGCGATTTATCAATATGCACACTGTACATACTTTTTGGCCACAATCTCATTACACGCATTTTATAGCATTGAAATTCATCACAGATGCGTTCAAATTCAGTGCCCTTGAAAAGTTGATTAACTACATTCCAATCACTGCTTTTGTAGCCAGTGTTTTGTAGTTGCTGTTTGCCACAACTACTGGTGTAGACGTTTGTATCCAATGGACCACTTTGCACTGCTACTTGTGAACTGTGTCTGTTTTCATAACCAAACCAATGATAGGCTAGTAGTCTTGGTGATAGATCTAACCATTGTGCTGATAGTTTGTAGAAATCAATTTTTGGTTTTATTTGTTTGTACAGTAATTTGTTTATGTTTTCCATTGATCAAATACCTTTTGCCAACAAGCCACAATGTTTTTGCTCGCTGTTTGTCTCAGTGATTTTTCTAAATCAGGCACTTCTTTTAAAAAATGATTGTAGCATAATTGAAATATTTCTGGTTGTGCATCTATGTAATCTAATAGTAAAGTTTCACTTGGATGAAAAGTATCCATATCAAACCAATGATGTAAACTATTGTCCGCTGTATTATTTAATATTGACTTATCATGAATATTGTTCTTGGTGCACCAACTATTCAGCATGGTGTTTTTAAATTTGCCCTGTGCAGTATCAATTGTTCTAGTGTTTCTAGTAGATCCAGGTGCATGTGTTTTTAGTAATTTGTTCTGTAAATTACTTGCATATAGTCTTGCTCGGTTTGACGCAGGTAAAAGTTTCAGCACACTCATGTCTTTGAAATATGCAAGCCAATTTAATACGTGTTTGTTCCAATTGGTTACTGCAAGAACAGGTATTTTTACATTATGTTTATCTTTGTATTTTTCCAGCAATTGAAAACTGTGTTCAAAATCAAACCTAGGTTTGTTTATGTGTTGTTGAATTTCATATAGATCATAATTGCCTTCATTGATTGGCAGAAAACTTTTAGCATCAGCAACACCATTGTTGGCAACATTAAAAGTATACCTCTGCAAAAATTCAACTCCGGTTCCTGGCAAACCTGCAACGACTATTGTTTCAACTGGACATACTCTTCCTATGTGGTATTCACTGTTGGCAATCATTTCATTTACCAAAGTTTTCCAATCAGTACTCCATTTGTGTGTAACGTATTGCAGTACAGTCTCAGCAGTCATAGTATTATTCATCAATGTTTTGATTTGCCCAGCTAGTAAAAGTCTATCACTGTAGCTGAGATATTGTGCATCTATATCTCCAAACAGTTCGTAGAAGATTCTTTTTAACAGTCTTTCTGCTGTGTAATGATCATTCATGGTTTGGTATCCTTAACTATAGTAGGTTTCCAATAAATATGCTTAGTGGAGAGTAACGATGACACCAGATCAAGTAGGAATAGAAATAACCAACCTTATCATGCCTTTTATTAGTGCTCTACTAATACTAGTTATCACTTTATGGTTCAAGGATTTTGCAACCAAAATTGCAAAAGGTATGATGTTTAAAATGAACAAAAGTTTCAACGAAGGCGACTCAGTTGTGCTAGATGGTGAAGATGCAATAATTGTAAAAATTGGTTTGTCAGAAAGTGTGTTTGGAGTGTATGGACCACGTGGTTATACTTGGCGATATGTACCAAACGAAAGAATACCAATGTTGAAACTAGAAAAAGTTATTAATAAAGATCTACATTTGGATACTCCTGAAGAAAAAGCAGAAAAACTGCAATCATTGATAGATAGACAGCAAGATTCAAAAATTGATGCTAACAAAGATGCTATCGAAGAAATTAAAAAAGGAAACAAGGGGAGAAAAAATGCTAGACGGTAAAATAGATACAAGTTTTAATTTTAGTTGGAACAATGCGGCACATCTAGCATGGTGTAGTGCTTTTGCATATAATCAACCATTGACAGGAAGAAAACTAGCAAAAGAATGTGGATACAAAGAATGCAAATTCTTTGACAAAGATGGAGCTCAAGGATATGGACTTGCCACAGACAAGTATATTGTAATTGCACTTCGTGGCACAGAACCAAAAGAAAAATCAGACGTAGTTGCTGATCTTAAAGCATGGAAAAGCAGTAGCAAATATCAAGGTAGAGTGCATGCAGGATTCAAAGATGAAGTATTGAAAATTATGGATCAAATTGATAAATTTGTTGCAAAGCACGAAGGCAAAAAAATTTATGTTTGCGGACACAGTTTAGGCGCCGCTATGGCAACTATTGTTACTACTAGATTAAAAAACAAACCCGAAGCAGTGTACACCTACGGCTCACCCAGAGTTGGTAACAGAAAATTTGCACATCATTTCGATAAGGATTACACTTGCTATAGATTTGTAAATAACAATGATATAGTAACTGCGGTACCAGGTCCTATTATGTATGACCATGTTGGTAAACTACACTACATAAGCTATAAGAAAACAATTCACACAGGAATGGGAACAAATCCTCTACGTAGGTTTTGGGACAAACTACGTGGATTGTTAAGAGCATGGCGAAAAGGAGAAATATTTGACCACGTCTATGATCATGACATTACTCGATACGCAAAAATCATCTCAGCAAAAGCAGAGTCAAGTCCACCAGCACGAGTCCTTTAACAGTAAAGAACATCTAGCCGATAGAGCAAAAAGAGCCAAACAGGGTTACATAGATAATCCTGCACTTCCTGGTCTACGAACTGTAGAAATTAACATTAGTGAACTATGCAATCGTGTGTGCAGTTTTTGTCCTCGCAGTGATCCAAAGATCTACAGTAACCAAAAACTTTTTATGAGCACCACCACAGGAATGGAATTGGGCAAACAATTGGCAGATTGCAACTATGATGGAGAAATACATGTAACAGGTTTTGGTGAACCTATGACACATCCACATGTACTAGAATTGCTTGCAAGTATATCTCAGTACTGGTGCCATTATATTGAAGTAACAACCAATGGTGATAGATTAGAATCTGATCCAAATCTTATCAATGATTTATTTGCACATGGAGTAAGCAGACTAACAATAGACAGCTATGATGGTCTAGAGCAATACAATAGATACAAAACTATGATGCGACACTGGCCCAACAAAAGATGGCGAATACGTAATCATTATGATGATCCAAACAAAGACAAAAATGAGTTGATAGCAGAATACAATTTCAACAACCGAGCAGGTAATTCTGCAGAAGCACAGTCAACGCAGAATAGATGCTTTTTGCCTTTTTATAAAACTTTGATTGATTGGAACGGTGATTTGGTTTTGTGTTGCAATGACTGGCAACGCAGTAGTGGACAGTTTGGTAATATCAACTCTACACCATTGTCCAAGTTATGGTTGGATAACAAACTAATTCATATTAGACAGCAGTTAGCACAAGGAATACGCAAAGGACCTGCATGTGGATCATGCAATATAGGTGGCACTGCTTTTGGTGAAGACTCTTTTAACCTGCACCATAATAATTATATGCTGATATCACAATAAGCATGTATGTTATATAATGCAGTGCTTGATCTACTGCTTGAATTTTCCAAAATCTTCTTTCATCTCTAGTCCAGCCAAGTTTTTTCATCAAGTTGGCTTTTGAAAAATCTATCATGCTATGTACAAAAAAATCAAACACACCAAGTGCAAGTGCTATCATCCATTCATCAATACCAAAACACAACATTACAACTACGGCTGTGCCCAAGCCATGATCTAAATAATGTCTAAATCCTCCAAGATATTTGGTTTTGCTAGATGGTTCTCTTGTTGCTTGAACATACAAATCCATGTATGCGTGTTTGATGATCAATCCAAAAAGTAACCATGTAAAAATTGTCATTGTTCTGCCTTATATAAAGTTTTTATTGTACTCACTACGTAATCTAAATTATCTATTGTAACCTTACTTCTTTTTGGCATAAGGTCATCATCAGGCAATTGCCTTTTGGGTAAAACAGTTTGTGCTATTCCACTTACATTTTGCCAAACCAGTTTTGGATCCAATGAATCTTCGTAGTATAAATCTATATCTCGCGGAATGCATTCACGTACTATATCATCATGCATTTGTTTGTTAACACAATCAACAATGTGTTTGTGTTCTATTTTTAAATTTTGAATATCAACATTCCACCAATTTTTTATTTGTTGACTTACAGCTCTGCTTATAATCTGTGCCACTTTATCCTTGCGTTGAAGATATACAACACAATCAGCTATTTTGTAAAGTAAAGCATGATCTCTAATTGCATCTTTGAATTGTTCTGTATGTGTTTTTACTGTCCAACTTTTTTTGTTGGACAAATAATCCCAAAAATCTCTTTTGTTTTGTTCTAGATTATTGCTTTTTTCTCCAAACTCATAGATGCTTTTTTTCCATTTGTTAAAAGGTTCACGTGTGGGTATAGTATCTGAGTAAGGTGTTTCACAGTTGTACAACATTATACTTCTATGCACCATATTACTTCCGGTTCGTGGTTCAGTTATCAATAATATTTTCAAAGTATATCTGCCGTGTCCTTGTCTAATCTTACTTCTAAGAAACGAGGCAAAAACAAACTCTTGGTTGAACTGTTTTTGTCTTGTATTATTTCGTTGTATCTAACAGTAATTATACTGCCAATAATATTATCTTTGGTAATCTCATCTCTCATCTCATCAGTAAAACCTGAACCAACATTTACTTTAACGGCTCCATCTGCACTTTCAACAACCAATGCTCCAAGTCTGCCACTGTTCCTACCTGTGCCTTCGACCCAACCTATAACTTTAAGATCAGCTTCTAGTTCAGCTTTTATTTTTAGTTGATGATTTACCCTTTTGTTTTCATACAAGCCAGCAGTTGATTTTAAAATAATACCTTCGTGGCCTTGTGCCATTACTTCTTTGGCCCAA